CAGTACATTCGTCATACATATTTTTTATCACACCACACAACTGCATCAGATCCATAGACTTAAATGACTTGATACTCATTACATGGTTACCTTGTCTAATACATAGCGCGGAGTTATCACCGCCGAAGCGTGCAACATCCAATCCCCATATAATCGGTGCGTTAGCAGTTAGCGAGACATCCCTATCAATCGCAGCTCTCACTAATCCCATTGGTATGACAGTATCATCATCCGCCGATGGAAACTCGCCCATCACCTCCACGCGCGCGACTGTGGAATCCTCGCCGTACTGCTCAATCATCGTTTGAAACAGCTTTTGGTCTGTGCCTTCTACAGTTCGCGAGTCTATCTGTTCGTTCTTCCAAAAAGACTGCTTAGAGTTAAAGCTGTCGTAGAATGGCCCAGTGTTTCGGCGCGGGTTGGAGAACGTAAACCAGTACCTATCGCGCGTGGGTTCGGAGAAGAAACCTTCGGAGACGGAGTAGATAGGAGCGGGGATACCCGAAGCTTCATCCATAATCAAACATACGCCGTATGATGAGTGGATGCCTGCAAACGCATCTGGGTTTTCCTCGCTCCATAACTGTGCTTGCGCGTAGTAATAACCAGTATCTATCTTAAGGTCATTAATCAGCGCATCTTCAAACCATTGTGCGGGTTTAATCGTGGTGGCAGTCTTAGTAAACCAATGAGAGTTTATAGACAGCGTGAGCCATTTGCCAAGTTCCGCCCATGTTCTTGAGCGGAGCTGTTGTTCGGTGTTAGCGGTAACGATAATGGTTGACCCCAGGCGCGTGGAGAGCATCCATAGAATGATCCATGCGACTAATGCAGATTTACCAATACCACGACCTGATGCTACGGCTAGTCTAAACATCTCTGGTAAATCTAATACGTTGTTACGCTCAATGTGTATTGCCATTTCTCGCAAAATTTTCTCTTGCCACTTTCTTGGTCCTTTGAAGTCTTCAAGGGGGGTGTCTTTTTGTCCCCATGGGAAGACATACTTAACAAAGTTTACTGGGTTGTCTTTGATTGGTCCTGACCATAGTTCGGTCATGAGTTCTTTTTCTAGTTTTACGCCGTATTTCATATTAAAAAAAAATTAAAAAATTTTAGTTGAGTAGTTATACATATATCACCACCGCCACACAATCAAAGGGGGGGTCAAATGCGATATTTTAAGAGTTTGCATTAGTTAAAAAGGGAGTTTTAAAAAACTATGCCCACATTCAACCCCTTTATTATTCATCCTCGCCCTCTCCGCTTGCGCTGTCGCTAACTGTCGCGCCTTGTGTTGCCTTGCGTTTGGGGAGCGCGTGCGCTGGCGCTTGATGTTCTATGATCCTAGAGCGTGCGCTAGTGAGAACATTTTTAAGATCTAAACTATAGTTAAGTTCCTGGCGGTCTGCCCAGTTGTCCGGATCACGATTCTTTAGGAAAAATATCGCGCTTGTTTCTTTGCCGTCCATTGCGTTTTCAAATACTTTATTCGCTACCAGTTGAACAGCTTTATATCTTCCCTTTTTTATAGCGTGTGCGAATTGCTCATTACGCTTCTTTTCTCTGGTAATTGTTGAGATGTTTACATTAAGCAAAGTAGCGATTTGACTTTCATTTAAGCCATCTCCAGCCCATGCGCTGATCTGTTTATAATCTTCTTCTGTAAGACTTGCTAACTTTCTTTTTCTGCCTGGTTTTCCCTTTTTCATGCTTTATTTTAAGTTATTTTGCACATTTTAGCTAAATAATTGCTTCTTTTTGCATATTTATTGAGTTAATGCGTTGACAACTGAGTAAATAAGAGTAATATAGTTGTTGTAAAGCAATAAAGTTTTACATACTTTGGAGAAGTAATTATGGAATCAATAACATTAAAACAAGCAAAAGAAAGAATAAGCAAATTTAACAATCAACATCTTTATAATTTTATTATGCAAAGAAAAACACAAGATGAGCCTAGTAAAATATTAAGACATGCTTATGAAGTTGCCAACGATAGATTAGCTAAAGAGTGCGCAATGCTTTGGAGCGGTAAAAAATTTAAAGATGAGCCACTTCAAAGGATTATAGATAGAGATCAAAAAAGCTAACCAACCCCCAACCCAATCAAGCCCGCTTATGTGGGCTTTTTGGGTGTAAGCAATAACGCTTGCATACTTTGGAGAAGTAATATGAATAATACAGTAACAAAAACTAAAAGCGATTTAGAGTATCAAGTAGATAATCTAATAGAAATTATACAATCTGGCGTTTATGAGTGCGAAGATGAGAACGGACCAAACGCCTTTGATTTTATTAATGTTGAATGTTTAGATATTAACTATATAACCAATAGCGATAAAACATACAAAGGCGCAAGAATATTATATTCTTTTGGCGGTCCTAATATTTGGATAGATACAATGCGCGGACAGGTTGAAGGCTATTGGGCAAATGAAACTATTATCAAAGATTATTACCAAGATTTATTATATCTTGATGATGCTTGTAATGAGTTATACACATACTAAGGGGGAAACCATGACATTTAAACAACTAATAACCAAACTAACCGAAAAGCCACGCAACAGAAAAGCGTGGCATGGTTCATATTTAATTAATCATTTTCTAAAAAACTAGGGGGAATTATGAATAACTTATTATGCGATAACTGTACCTCTAGCAATATAGAGTTAATAAAAGATAAAGATAGTGAAATGGATTGTTATTGTAACGATTGCAATACAGAACACTACACCGTTGCAGAATGGTGGATTAACAGAAACAACCAGGAGCAAACACAATGACAACGGAAAATTTACAAGAACTACAAATGCAATTTAAAAAAATGAAAAAAACATACATTTTAGAATGTCATACAAAATACGGGGTTGATTATAAATTGTTCAAATTAGACAAAACCCCTACTAAAAAACAAAGTAAATATTTGTATGATTTTTGGCAAAGAGAATGTTCAGAAATGTTTGGCATGACTTTAAAAGAAATAAAAGAAGATGATCGAATATTTACTGAATGGTACGGGGAAGGTCTTGGAAAACCAATCGGAACAATACCAAGTGCATTATAGGAGCAAACACAGTGAACAATACAATAGGAATAATAATAATAATCTCATTCATGGCCGTGTGTATTCACGGCGCATACCTAATAATTAAAGACAAGGAGCAAGAGAAAGATGAATAATTTAATAGATACCAAAATGTCTGAATGGCATAAACAAGGCGATGTAACAAGCATGTTCAAATTTGCAACTATGTTATATATAACAGCTCCACAATCCCAAGAAGATAAACTTGATGAACTGAAAGATTGTGCAGAGGGCCTGGCATCTGACATGAATGACATAGAATTAGCAAGAGCTAAAAAAGAAATAGAGGAAATACTAAACCATGAAGATTGACAGGCGCAAGATCCCAAAGCATTTGAGACATTTACCAGATAAAAATCTAATTGCATTAATAGAACTATTCAGGGCAAAACTATGACATTTCAGCAAGCATACGCAAAATATAAAGCGCACATGGTAGATAATGGAATCACAGGAGATTACACCTACATTTCAGAAGATACCTCTAAGACGGACGGACAAGGCGCGTGGTTACTTATTGACACAGATAAGGATAAGATAGCCTATGTTGACAAGCATGGCGTTACAAGGCTTTAGAAATGACCAGAGAGGAAATACTACGCGAGATAAGAATAAAATACGGCTTAAACCATAACAGAGGTTGGAAAAGTAAAATCACGCTAGAGAAACTATTAAAGATCGTATCTAAAGATGACCGCGAGAAAATAATCAAAGCATATAACCTAAACAATAAGGAGTAACCATGAACGGGAAAGGAAGCGGAAGAAGACCCGCAGCAAAAGACAACCCTAACGCCTACCAAGATAATTATGAAAAGGTGTTTGGCACGCGCGCAAAGAAAAAAGAAACCACTAACGAGAAAAAAACAAAAAAATGATATACTAAGTTTGAACTAGCGGAGGTCACTTATCTTCTCCAAAGATAAACCCCCCTAAAAGCGCCTTCGCTAGTTCCTTGCTCCCACCCACGCGCCGAACCCATCAAAGCAAATCCACCAAACCAACTAACAAAAAATGCTTCTTCCCACCAGGTTGAGACTTCCGCAATCTTTTCTGCTCACCTTCTAACACACACCAAATAATTTCTTTTTCAATTAACTCAGTCATAGCGCGCCCAGATGTCTTTCTATTTACTCCAGTCATCTTTGCATAATAACTAATCGCATCGTGCGAAGACCAAGTCTCATACCGCCACCGCTCGCACACCGCCCACATAATCAGCTTCGCACTCACCGACAAATCCGTTCTCCCGCACTCGCGCCTAAACCAAGCCCACACCACGCTGCGCACACGAGAGAAGTCACCTTCCTTCCGCGCTAGCGCTAAAGGTATAAATACTCCCGCGCGGTCGCTTGGGTTTTCGTGGGTGGTGATCCACCAGTGATTTTTATCTATCGTTTTAAATCTTTTCATTTGCTTTGCTTCTCTCTTTTCTCTGGAAGCTGAACCCCCTCAAGGGGTTCGCTTCCTATATACCATGTTAATGGTATATGGATATATGACCCAAGTAGGGACGTTCCATGTCCCTATCTTACCCAAGGTATGTCCCTAACACTCCCATACTATGTCCCTAACACTCCCTATGGTTTTATTAAAAATTGTCATATAAATTGATTGGATTTTGTACTTCCTCTAATAGTTCAAGCACGCCATCTTTCCTAAATAATGTTTTGGTTTCATAGTCAACATTGCCAGAATTAGATTTAACTAATGCTGCTTTTACCACCGCCATGCGATCATTTTTCACGCGCATTTCCTCACAAATCCGCTCGCAATCCTCCG